TAGAGCCTAGGTTCGGCATTGGGTTGGACATAGAGAGCGTAGAGAGCCGCCCAATGTGGACATTACAGGACGGGGAGTTAAGCACGATGGCCTTCGACGGATTGGTCTTGCTATTGCCCTTCTTTATTGTTACACTGGGGAACGTATGGACGGAGGCTGAGGAAGAATGATTATTGTTGAGACGTTATTTTATTTGGGTTTGATTCTGTGCCTCTGTTGGGGCATCAAAGAAACTATGGAGCATTGGGACGATGAGCAAGATTAAAGAAGAGCTGATAGGTTATGAGAACAGTGACTGGATTAGCAAGGAAGACCACGTAAGGGTGGACGAAGTTACGGAGTACCTGATGTACGCTATGAGCGTAGCAGAGATGCAACAGGCCGCACGCCAGCACATACAGCACGACCTGTATACAATGGCACGTAGCGACTTCAACAAGGTACATTATGACACTATAGGAGTGCATACAAAATGAGTAGATGTAAAGCGTGTGACGCTATTATGACGGAATCAGAGTTAAGGCGTACTGATTATAATACAGACAAGCCTTTAGATTTGTGTTATAATTGTATGAGTATTTCAACTAATGCGGCACTTGCATTCGAGGGTGGCGGAGTAACGAGCGAAGAAGAGAATGTAGACCTAAGTGAATTAGGGTTTGACATTAGTAATAATTAATGCTATAATATACTTATGTTATGTTCTTTAATAAATCAATAAAGTTTAAACCAAACGATCCTAAGGTGTACTTAGGGTCATAACTTAAAGCAAAGAAGGAAAATAGTATGGCAGTTATCGAAGGTACAGTAGCGTTTGAAAACCTAAACGAACATGAAGTGTTTCAGGGTCAGTCAACTGGTAAATATTCTATGGTCATTAGTCTTGACGATGCAGATGCCGGTGACTTGGAAGCAAAGGGTGTCAAGCTACGCGAGTACGAAGGCACTAAGCAACGTAAGTTCAGCACGAAGTATGAGGTGCCCGTCTTGGATGCGTCAGGTCAGCCGTTTGTAGGCCGAGTGACACGAGGTTCCAAGGTGCGACTCTTGTGGGCAGAAGGTCAGCCACATCCGGTACATGGTACGTCTACCTATCTTAACAAAGTCAAGGTGCTTGAGGTTGCCGAGGCAGGTGAAGATGGTGAGGACTTCTAATGACAGCAGAGTCTACCTTTCTACGTCACGAGCCATGTCCATCATGTAACTCAGGTGACAATCTAGCAAGGTACTCAGATGGACACGCAGTCTGCTTCACGGCAGGCTGTAACCATTACGAGAGAGGCAACGGAACTGCCTCAGACTTTGTTTCACGTAAACCACAAAGGATATTAGAAATGACAGGAGTAACAGCAAGAATACCAGACCGACGTATCTCACAGGACGTAGCTAAACGATACGGAGTGACAGTAGAGTACGACACGGAAGGCAAGATAACGAAACATCACTACCCTTACTTTGATAAGGATGGCGGTGGTGCTATTGGTACGAAGGTTCGTATCGTAAACAACAAACAGTTTTATGCAACAGGTGGTTTTGATAATGCGGGTCTATTCGGGCAACAGGCTTTCAAGAGCGGCGGTAAATACATCACGATTACAGAAGGCGAAGCGGACGCAATGGCTGTCAACGAGATGTTCGACGGAAAGTGGCCAGTCGTTTCCATCCGAAGTGGAGCAGCCGGAGCAAGTAAAGACATCAAAGCCAACCTCGAATGGTTAGAATCTTTTGAGAATGTTGTAATCTGTTTCGACAACGACAAGGCAGGACAGGAAGCAGCCAAGTCAGTACTTGATTTATTCACCCCCAACAAAGCAAAGAACGTAACCCTACCGATGAAAGACGCAGGAGATATGCTGAAGGGTGGTCAAGTCCAAGCGTTTGTAAAGGAGTGGTGGAATGCTAAGGCTTATCAGCCTGATGGTATTGTTGCAGGTGACGATACTTGGAACCTCATTATCGAACAACAGAACACAGTGTCAGTACCCTACCCTTGGCAATGCCTCAATGAGTTTACTCACGGGTTCAGGGAGAAAGAGTTGGTTACTATCACCAGTGGTTCGGGAATGGGTAAGAGTCAAATCGTCAGGGAGTTGGAACACTACCTCCTTGGTGCTACCGAAGATAACATCGGCATCCTAGCATTGGAAGAAGACATACCCAAGACAGCGTTAGGTATCATGTCTATCGAAGCAGAGAAGCAGTTACACTTAGACAAGGACGTGACTGAAGAAGAGAAGCGAGGCTATTGGGAGAAGACGTTAGGATCAGGACGTATCTTTATGTTCGACCATTGGGGCAGTACTAGCGAAGACAATCTTTTGGGTCGTATCAGGTACATGGCTAAGGGCTTGGACTGCAAATGGATTATCCTTGACCACCTTAGCATCGTGGTGTCAGATCAGGACAATGGTGACGAGCGTAAGGCAATCGACAGTATTATGACTAACCTACGTAAGCTAGTTCAAGAGACAGGAGTTGGTTTGTTCTTGGTGTCACACTTGCGTAGACCTTCAGGACAGAAGGCGCACGAGGACGGAGGTAAGATTAGTTTGGGAGAACTCAGAGGTTCGGCGGCAATCGCGCAACTTAGCGACATAGTTATTGGTTTGGAACGTGACCAACAACACGCTGACCCGACGACACGCAACACCACCACGGTACGAGTTCTGAAGAACAGGTTTGTTGGACTCACAGGTGCGGCTTGTTACTTGTTCTATGATAAAGACTCAGGACGTATGATAGAAACGGTATGTCCGGTAGATGAATCGGAGTTTTAATGAAGCAGATAGTCTTTGACATTGAAGCTAATGGACTTGACCCTGACAAGGTATGGTGCATTATAGCCTACGAAAGAGGGGCTAAGGAATACACTACTTGGTCAGGTGATGACCTCGTTTGTTTCAAGGACTGGATTAAGGAGCAAGGTGAACTAGAAGTCATCGGTCATAACATTATTGGCTATGATATTCCAGTTTTGGAACAGCTTCTCAACGTAGACTTTAGTAAGTGTAAAATTACTGACACATTAGTCATGTCCAGATTAGCCCAACCATCACGGGAGGGAGGACATTCACTGGAGAACTGGGGTCAGCTATTGGGATTCCCTAAAGGAGAACATAATGATTGGGATAATTTTTCTCAGGATATGGTGGAGTATTGTGAGCAAGATGTACGGGTTAATGAACTGGTGTACCAGAGATTACTTCGTGACCTTGATGGCTTTGGAACTGAAAGCCTTATGCTTGAAGGTCAGGTACAAGGGATTATTAGCCAGCAAATTAAGAACGGATGGCTTTTAGATCAGGAGAAAGCGTTTGGTTTGTTAGCCAAACTCAAGGAAAGAAAGTTTGATTTGGAGGATGAGGTACATGAGAAGTTCAAACCTCTACCGACATTCATTAAGGAGATAACACCCAAGGTAAAGAAGGACGGCAGTTACTCAGTAGTTGGCCTCAAGTTCTTGGGAGATCATTGGACGACAGCAGTAGCACCCTTTAGCAGACTGGATTATCCAGAGTTTAACTTAGGCTCACGTCAACAGATAGGACGTTACCTACAATACTTCGGATGGAAACCAGAGACCTTCACAGAGAAAGGACAGCCAATCGTTGATGAGAGCGTTCTTAATAAAGTGAAGGGTATACCGGAAGCGGAGCTTATTGGTGAGTACCTTATGGTACAGAAGCGTATCGCACAGATACAGAGTTGGGTGGATGCAGTTCAGGACAACGGTAGGGTACATGGTTACGTGAACTCTAACGGAGCAGTGACAGGACGTATGACGCATTCCAAACCAAACATGGGTCAGGTTCCGGCAGTCTACTCGCCTTACGGTAGAGAGTGTCGCGAGGTCTGGACAGTACCTAGTGGATACACCTTGGTAGGTATGGACGCAAGTGGTTTGGAGTTACGTATGCTTGCACACTACATGAACGACGAGAGGTACACTAATGAAATTCTCACGGGAGATATACACACGGCAAACCAGTTGGCTTCGGGGCTTGCTACTAGAGACCAAGCAAAGACTTTCATCTACGCTTTTCTATACGGCGCAGGAGATGCAAAGATCGGAAGTATCGTCGGAGGAACTGCTAAAGATGGTAAGCGACTTAAGGAAAAGTTCCTCAGCAATACGCCTGCTCTTGGAAGGTTACGAGAACGAGTTGGAGTGGCTTCAGGAAGAGGTTATGTTCTTGGACTGGATAGGAGAAGGGTCTATGTACGGTCAGAACACGCGGCACTAAACACTCTACTACAAAGCGCAGGTGCAATCGTTATGAAGAAAGCACTGTGTTTGCTAGATGAGTACGCAACCAAATGGAACATTGATTATAAGATTATAGGAAATATACATGATGAAATTCAAACAGAAGTACGATCAGATGAAGCTGATGTTTTCGGAAGACTCGCCACCAGTTGCATCGAAGCGGCAGGACTCCACTACAAGCTCAACTGTCCCCTCGCAGGCGAGTACAAAGTCGGAGACACATGGGCAGATACCCACTAATAAAAACTGTATATACGAAGAGGGACAGTGGTGGTATGTAGGTCAGAGTGACGGAGGTAGGCGTAGTGTAGAGGCTCACAACAGAAAGAACACTAGCAGGATGTTTGTTGACGGCAAGTACATTCCTAAGTCTCACCCTCTATATAAAGCAGGACGCTATAGGGCTTTCTCTGACGCGGCTTTTAGTTCCTTAGAGAACTACGATAAAAGCACGGAAGGTCAGGTATACATAGCTATCAACCCTGCTTGGCCTGAGTGGGTTAAGGTAGGCATGGCAGTTGACGCTGAGGACAGGTTGAATAGCTATCAAACTAGTTGTCCTTTCCGTGATTATGTGTTATACTATAGTTATAATGCAGAAGATAGACGTAAGGCTGAAGGTAAAGCACATTATAAGTTAGCTCAACAGTTTGAACGTAGGAACGAATGGTTCAAATGCTCACCAGAGGAAGCGATAGAGGTGCTAAATGAAAACAACTGATACAGTAGTAGCTGACATCTACAAAATGATGGAGACAAAAGATGCTGACCCATCGGTAGACGTAGAGGCTGAGATTGAGAAGTTTGGGGAGGGTGTTAAAGCCTTGATGCGTACCGAGTTTGGCAGAGAGAAGCGACAAGACAAACGGACGCTAAGGTTGTCTAACATTGGACGCACAGACCGTTACCTTTGGAATGTAGTAGCGGGGACAGAGAAGGAGAAGATAGATCCTCACACCTACATTAAGTTTATGTATGGTCATCTCATTGAAGAGATGCTGTTGTTCTTAACACGGATGTCAGGACATGAGGTTACAGATGAGCAGAAGCAGTGCGAAGTGAACGGCATTCGCGGCTCAATGGACTGTAAGATTGACGGTGTAGTGACTGATGTTAAGTCGGCTAGTAGTTTTGGTTTTAAGAAGTTCAAGGACGGTTCGTTGTTACACGATGACCCCTTCGGTTACGTTGATCAGATTAAAGCTTACGCTCATTCAGAAGGTGCTAGTGAGATAGGTTGGTTAGCGATGGACAAGACGAACGGTTACCTTACGTTCCTCAAGTACGACATGGCTGACCCCAAGGTTCAAGAAGTTCTTGATTTTGAATCTACGATTACCGAGAGGGTAGACCATCTTAAAGACATGGTAAAAAAGCCAGAGCCTGACACCTACTGTCACAAGCCAAAGCCAGATGGCAAGTCAGGCAACATGGAGTTAGCGTTAGGTTGTTCTTATTGTCAGTACAAGAGGCATTGCTTCCCTGACCTTAGGGTGTTTAAGTACTCACACAAACCTAAGTTCTTGTGTAAGGTAGTTAAGGAACCAAATGTACAGGAGTTAAAGTTCGATGAGTAAGAAAAAGTTTAGGTCGGGCTTAGAGTCAGCGATAGACGAGAAGCTAACCAACGACTTCTTATACGAACCGTACAGGCTTCCCTATACTATACACAGGAAGTACGTACCGGACTTTGTACATGAAGAGAAGGCAATACTAGTCGAGGCTAAGGGATACTTCAGGATAGGCGACACACAAAAGTACACCGCCATCCGAGACTCAATGCCAGAGTGGGAGTTAGTGTTCATTCTTTCTAATCCGTTGACAAAGGTACGTAAGGGTAGCAAGATGACCATGGAGCAGTGGTGCGAGAAGCAGGGTTTTAAGTGCTACACTGTTAAGACAATAGATAAACTACTGGATTATGTAGGAGCTAAAAATGTCGTTTGAAGAATACAAGGAACAGTTCCTACGCGACCACGATGAGATAACTATATTGGAAGTGCTAGAGATAAACGGTGAGGAACTGTTGGAAGCATTTGAAGATAGGTTGATTAGACATAGAGAGGATACTTATGAACATTGATAAGTTAATTCATAAAAACGACGAGTTGTTCGCTGAGTTAGAATTTTGGAAGTCAATAGCTGTAGAACTTTATACGCCTGAAGACGCTTACGAAGAATTTTTACGAGACGTAGAGAGAATGCACCATGAAATGGATTATGACGACACAGGGGAGATACACGGATGA